GTCAGTTCGAGGGCTACGAGCAGCAGTGGAAGACGGCCAACACCCAGAACTGGCCGTATCTGGAGGTCAATCCAGACGTTACAGACGGTCAAGGCGCTGTCCTGCCACTACCCCAGCGGGCACAGCCTCCGATGGCCTCCAGCGGCCTGCTGCAAGCCAAAGCGGGCGCTTCTGAGGACATCAAGTCGGCCACCGGCCAGTACAACGCCTCGCTGGGTATGTCCAGCAACGAGCGTTCTGGTAAAGCCATCCTCGCGCGTCAGCGCGAAGGTGACGTAGGAACCTATCACTATGTGGATAATCTGGCCCGCGCTATTCGCCATGTTGGTCGTCAACTGGTGGACCTGATCCCCAAGATTTACGACACCGAGCGGATCGCCCGCATCATTGGAGAAGACGGCGAACCATCGACCGTCAAGATGAACCCGATGCAAGAGGAACCGGTCAAGAAGATCGTGAACCAAGAAGGCATCGTCATCGACAAAATCTACAACCCGTCTGTCGGCAAGTACGATGTGCGCGTCATCACCGGCCCCGGCTACGCCACCAAGCGTCAAGAGGCTCTGGAGTCGATGGCCCAACTGTTGCAGGGCAACCCGCAGCTTTGGAGCGTGGCTGGCGACCTGTTCGTCAAGAACATGGACTGGCCCGGTGCTCAAGACCTTGCCAAGCGGTTCCAGAAGACTCTGGACCCCAAAGTGCTGGCCGACGAGGACAACCCGGCTTTGGTCGCTGCCAATCAGCAAATGCAGGCCATGCAGGCCGAGATGGAGAACATGTTCAACATGCTCCAAAACGTCAACAGGAGCATGGAAGCCCGCGATCTGGAAATCAAAGAATTTGAGGCTGAAATCAAAGCGTATCAGGCTGAAACACAGCGCATCAGCGCCGTGCAAGCCGGTATGACCGAGCAGCAGATTCAAGACATCGCAATGGGTGTGGTTGCTGCTGCGATGGAAAGCAACGATCTTGTGGTGGGCGCACAAGAGATGCGGGAAACTCCGCAAATCGAATCGGCCGAACAAATGGGTGGTATGCCCGAGCAAGGAGAAATGAATGAAATGCGCTGATTTCGTGGGCACGTTGTTTCTGGCACGGGATGTTGCGCATTCCGTGCATCTGAACACCCGCAGCTTTGCCAAACACTCGGCCCTCAACGGGTTCTACGATGAGATCGTGGAGTTGGCCGACAAGTTTGCCGAGGCGTATCAGGGCCGTCACGGTCTGATCGGCCCCATCAGCCTGATGTCGGCCAAGAAAACGACCAACATTGTTGAGTTCCTTGAGGACTCGCTGGCCGACATTGAAAAGATGCGCTACGAGGTGGTTGAGAAAACCGACACCGCGCTTCAGAACATCATTGACGAAATCGTGGGCCTTTACCTGTCCACTCTGTACAAGCTAAAATTCCTCGCATAAGGAGCCAACATGGAACTCTTGAATCCCCTGTCCAAAACGGACTTCCCTGCCCAGTCTGTCTCGTACACGGGCACTGCTGGCTCCACGACCGGCTGGAACGCTGGCCCCGAAGGCGTGATGGTTTGGTCTGACCAGCCTTGCTACGTCGAGGTCGGTGAAGGCGCTGTGGCAACGACTGCCAGCACCCCGATCCCCGCTTACACGCCGATCCCGTTCAAAGTACCCACCACGACTTCCGGCGTGTGGCGGGTGAGCGCGATCCAATTGTCCGCAGGCGGCACGGTTTACGCCAAGCCGATGAACACCAAATGAGTTTCCTCGCTGCCCGCAACGCGATTGCCATCGGCCTCGGCGGCATTGTGTCGCTGTTTGGCGGGCGTGCTGACGAGCAGGCGCAAAGCAATCTTCTCACCGAATCTGGCGACAATCTCGTTCAAGAAGACGGTGGCCTGATTTTGTTGGAGTAACCCGATGTCCGTCTTTCTTTCTCCCGTGGGCGGCGCAGGTGCCCAGTTCTTTGACAACAACGGTAATCCGCTGACCGGGGGTAAGCTGTACACGTATGTTGCTGGCACGACCACGCCAGAGCCAACATACACAACGTCTGCGGGAAATGTTGCGCATACCAATCCAGTCGTGTTCGATGCGGCTGGCAGAGTTCCGGGCAGCAGTGAGATTTGGCTTACCGCCGCAACGTCTTACAAGTTTGTCTTAAAAACAAGCACAGATGTGCTGATTGCAACGTGGGACAACATTTCCGGCATTGGTGCTGCGACTCCCACAATTGCGAATTTCACAGGAACGGGTTCGCAAACGACTTTCTCTCTTGGGACCACACCCATAAATGAAAATGCGACAAGCGTGTTCGTCAATGGTGTGTACCAGCAAAAAGACACATACTCGATCAGCGGAACGGATTTGGTGTTTTCCGAAGCACCTCCGTACACATCTTCGATTGAAGTGTCCTTCTATTGATTGGAGTAAAAATGGCCGATTTGAAAATTTCCCAACTCAGTTCCGCAACCGCACTTGCGGGCACAGAAGTTGTTCCGGTTGTTCAAGGCGGGTCAACCAAAAAAGCAACCATTGACCAAATTCTGGCACCTGCTTCTGGCAAGGGTATTAACTTTGCAGCAGCAGGCGGCGACACTCTGACGATATACGATGAAGGTACATGGAATCCGGCATTTGCCGCCAGCACGAGTGGCACTATCACATCAACAGATCGTGCGGGACGATACACACGAATCGGTCGCATGGTGTTTGTTGAGGGATACATCAACATTGCATCAGTTTCATCGCCAGTTGGTGACCTGCGAATTACCGGGTTACCTTTTACGATTCAGAACGTAGCACCCGGCGCTGGTTCTGCGTTTGTGTACGGGTTTGCCAACTTGCCGGCCGTAACAGCAATCCAGTTGTTCGCACAAGGTGGTCTGGACTATGCGGTGATCCGTGGGTTCTTGAATGGAACTCAAGTGTCCGGTTACGCCGCCAACGCGCAAGCTGGCGCGGGTATGCAATTCGCCCTTGCTTATTCCGTCTAAAGGCCAAACATGTCGCTGACTAAAGTTTCCTACTCGATGATCAAGGGTTCTCCATACAACGTCCTTGATTATGGCGCTGACCCGACTGGTGCAACGGATAGCACCGCCGCCTTTCAAGCAATGGCGGCAGATGCTGCTGAAAAAGCAGGTGTGGCGATTTACATTCCCCCCGGAAAATATTACGTCAGCGATACCATTTCGTTTCGGCGCATGTGGTTTTTCAGCATCTTTGCAGATGGGGCCATGATTTTGCCCGACCCGGATGCCAACTGGTACCACAAAAACGTGGTTGAGGTTGGTTCTTGTTACAGTGGAGAAATTCACGGTATCAAGATTCCGGCTTATCTTGACATCACTGCGTGGCAAGCCGTTCCTCTTGCGGATCGACCCGTATGTGGTTTGATGCTATATCGTGAGCCGGGAACCTACACCGTTCAAGGAATGGGAATCACGGCTGGTCCGACCTGCCAGAACATCAAGATTTACAACGCCTACGTGTTTGGTCCATTTTTGAAAGCTGCCTATGTGAACACTCGCGCCGAAGGTATTTTGGTCGAAGGTGCGATTTTTGGTGGTCAGTATTGTTCGTCCATGTGGGATGTTGGTTTGCCGTCTGCCGTCTATAAAGATGACTCGGTGCCTAACTCCAACCGAGACAAACGGTATGTGAACTGCGAGTTTCAGCAAGAATATTACATTCCCGGTGGTTCTTTTTACCCCGCTGTTGGTCTGTACGATACTGTGTTGGATGCACGATTTGAGAGGTGTTATTTCGCACTTGGTGAAATGCAGGCATCTGGTGCAATCGTGGGTGGTTTTGAGATGGGCACCTCTGTTGGCGCTGTTGGCGCGATTGGTTTTACCAATATCGTCATCAGTGATTGCTACGGCGAAAATGCTGGCAATAACTTTGCGGCGCTGTACATCAAGGACTACGACATTCACGATGTCAAAATTGAAGGGTGGCGTCATTCGCAAGCCAGCGGCGCTTCTGCTGGCGTGGTTGTGTACAACGGATCAGCCCCTGCAACGGACGCTCAGCTTCACATTGAGCGGTGCCGTCCACCGACCAACACGACTCCGATTTTGTTGATCTATGAGGACATCAATTGGGTCACGGTGAAAGACTGCCGAGGAGTGATCAATTCCAACAGCCCCGGCACAAAGTACATCACCAATGCCGAAATCAAGATGTGGGCCGATGACGCTGCCAACTCAGGCGGTTCTGGTTATACAGTTGACGCACTGTTACCGAACAACTACGTCATGACGCTGATCAAATACCCAACAATGGCTGGGTATAACCGAAATCGTCCGGTGGACATTGGCACAACCACGTTGACTGCAACAACAGGCGCAAACTGTGTTGCGTATTTCAACCGCGCATCTGCAAACGTGTGGGATATTACCTTGACCGGTGGATTAACTACGGTTGAAGGATTTGTGTCCGTCCGTCCTTACGAAGAATTGGCGATTGACTATCCGATGGTCGGCGAGTTCGAGGTGTTTTACCTTAACTTCTCGACAAACTGCACGTTGAAGAACAATTACAGTGTAAACGCTGCATTCAAGTTCATCTTGAAAACTGGCGCAGACACAGCGTTTACGGCTGGGCAAGTAGCGCAGTTCATCCGCAACGGTAATTCGTTGATTCAGCTTTAATCTTGACACCGCGCTTTCTGGGCGCATAATCTCAGAACTGTACCGGCCCAGTAGACCGGGGTTCCAATGGAACATGCAATGACTGAAGAAGTCCAAAACCTAGCGGAAGTTGACTCCGCGCCAGCCCCCGAGGTGACGGCCACCACGGATCAGGCACAAAATGCGCCGGAAGTCGCTGATCAAGGCGGCGAGGCAGCAGAGGAGAAGCGATTCACCCAAGCTGAACTCGATGCGATGATCGGCAAGCGCCTCGCAAGAGAGCAACGTAAGTGGGAACGTGAGCAGCAAGCCAAGCAAGCAGAAATGCAAGCGCGGCAGTCGGTGCCAGCGGAACTCCCGCCAGCGGACCAGTTTGAGTCCCCTGAAGCCTATGCGGAAGCATTGGCCGTCAGGAAGGCCGAAGAACTGATCGCGCAGCGAGAACTCCAAAAGCAACGCGCTCAGATTGAGGACGCCTACGCAGAGCGTGAGGAAGAAGCCCGTGGCAAGTACGACGACTTCGAGCAAGTCGCTTACAACCCCCAGCTTCGAGTCACCGATGTGATGGCCGAGACAATCAAGGCGTCCGACATCGGACCTGATCTGGCCTACTGGCTGGGCAGCAACCCGAAAGAAGCTGATCGTATCTCGCGTCTGTCGCCGCTCCTGCAAGCGCGTGAGATTGGGAAGATCGAGGCCAAACTGGCATCCGAGCCTCCCAAAAAGAAAACAACGTCTGCGCCCGAACCGATTCGCCCGGTGAGCGCCCGCGCTGTGAATCCCGGTGTCACTGACACCACCGATCCTCGGTCTGTTCAGACTATGAGCGCATCGGAATGGATCGCGGCCGAGCGTCAACGACAAATCGCCAAAGCACAGGCACTCCGCAACCGTTAATTAGGACATTTCAATCATGGCAAACAGCCTTCTTACCATTGACATGATCACGCGCAAATCTCTGGAAATTCTGGAGAACAACCTCGTGATCACCCGCAACGTGAACCGCCAGTACGACGACAGCTTCGCTGTTGAAGGTGCGAAGATCGGTTCTACCCTGCGTATCCGTCTGCCCGACCGCGCTCTGGTGACTGACGGTGCCGCCCTGCAAGCTCAGGACGACAACGAACAGTACACCACCCTGACTGTGGCCTCGCAGAAGCACGTTGGCATCAACTTCACCTCTGCTGAACTGACCATGCAGTTGGACGACTTTGCAGAGCGTGTTCTGAAGCCTCGTATCAGCCAGTTGGCCTCCACCGTGGACGCTGACGTTGCCAACGCTTTCAAGCAGATCGGCAACTCTGTCGGCACCCCCGGCACCACGCCCGCCACCGCTCTGGTGATGCTGCAAGCCCAGCAGAAGCTGAACGAAAACGCTGCCACGATGGCTCCGCGCTTCCTGACCGTGAACCCCGCCGCCAACGCTGCGCTGGTCAACGGCCTGTCCGGCTTCTTCAACCCCCAAGACGTGATCTCCCGCCAGTTCAAGAACGGCATGATGGGTGAGCAGGTTCTGGGCTACGATGAAGTCAACATGAGCCAGTCGATCAAGTCGTTCACCACCGGTTCGCGCACCGCTACTGGCGGCACGACCTCCTCGGCCGTGACGACCGAAGGCGCTACCACCATCGCCATCACTGGCGCTGGTAACGCTGGCACCATCAAGATCGGTGACGTGTTCACCGTGGCTGACTGCTACGCTGCCAACCCCCAGACCCGTGAATCCACCGGTTCGCTGTTCCAGTTTGTCGCTCTGTCTGACGTGACTCTGGGTTCCAGCGGCGAAGGTTCGATCACCGTTGCCCCGATCTACTCGGCCAGCAACGCTCTGGCAACCGTTGTCAGCCTGCCCGCCACCGGCAAAGCCGTGACCTTCGTGGGCGCTGCTTCTACCAGCTACGCTCAGAACTTGGCCTACCACCGTGACGCCATTGCGTTCGCCACTGCCGACCTGCTCCTGCCTCAAGGTGTGGACATGGCCAGCCGTGCCGTTCACAACGGTATCAGCCTGCGTGTGGTTCGCCAGTACGACATCAACAACGACCGTATGCCGTGCCGTGTTGACGTTCTGTACGGCTACAACACGATCCGTCCGCAGATGGCCTGCCGCATGTGGGGCTAATCTGAAACCGAGGGGCTTCGGCCCCTCTTTTCCGAACTTCATTTTCAAAGGAAATCATCATGGCACTCCCCAACGGCGCAGGCGGTTACCAACTCGGTGACGGCAACCTGAACGAAATCACGATGGGCTATTCTTCGGCCCCCCAGACCGCCACTTCCACGGCTACTCTGACTGCTGCTCAGATCACCGGTGGTGTGTTGGTCGCCAACCCCAGCACTTCTGCTGCCACTTACACTCTGCCCACTGCTGCTCAGATCGACGCAGTTGTGTCCAGCGCCAAAGTCGGCAGCACCTTCGTGCTGAACATCGTCAACACCGGCACGTCTTCGGGCACTGTCACGTTGTCGATGGGCACCGGCTTGACTGACGGCGGCAACGCTGCTGTGGCCGTGGCCGTCACTTCCAGCGCAGCATTCCTGTTCCGCAAGACAGGTGATGCGGCTTGGTCTGTGTACAAGATTGCTTAAATCTTGAGCAAGGTAAAACGGGGCTTCGGCCCCGTTTTCGCATGGAGATTCACATGAACGTAGTTCTCGTACACCCCATCCACGGTGCCAAAGTTGCCACCAACGAGTTGGAGATGGAACAGGATGTCAAAAACGGCTGGACCGAGTACAATCCTGACACGCCCGCCGAGGTGGCACCGAAAGCAGACAAGCCTGTGCGCAACAAGCTGTCGCGCAAAGTGACCGAACAACCCATCGAACAGCCCAACGAAGTCCCATCTTTTTTGACTTCGGCAAGCGACGAATCCGAAGGAAGCTGATATGGCAACGACCGCTGGCGATCAAATTAACCGAGCCTTGCGCCTGCTCGGCGTACTGGCCGAGGGTGAAACTCCGTCAGCGGCGACTAGTCAAGACGCGCTTCTGGCGATGAACCAGATGATCGACTCGTGGAATACCGAGCGGTTGTCGGTCTTCGCCACCCAAGACCAAATCTTCACATGGCCGTCTGGTCAGATCAAACGCACCCTTGGCCCCACTGGCGACTTTGTGGGTAATCGCCCTGTGTTGCTTGATGACGCCACCTACTACAAAGCCCCCAGTGGCGTGTCGTATGGTATCAAGTTCATCAACCAAGACCAGTACAACGGCATTGCGGTCAAGACGGCGACGTCCACCTTCCCGCAGGTGATTTTCGTCAACGAGACATTCCCCGATGTCGAGATGTACGTTTATCCCAAGCCCACACAGGACTTGGAGTGGCATTTCATTTCGGTTGAGGAATTGTCGCAACCCGCCACGCTGGCGACTGAATTGCACTTCCCGCCCGGGTACATGCGGGCCTTCACCTACAACTTGGCGATGGAAATCGCCCCTGAGTTCGGTGTTGAGCCGTCACCGCAGGTCCAGCGCATCGCCATGACCAGCAAGCGCAACCTCAAGCGCGTCAACAACCCGAACGACATCATGAGCCTGCCCTACGGCATCGTGGCGAACAGGCAGCGGTTCAACATCTACGCCGGGAACTTCTGATGAAGACCCCGATCCTTGGCTCCGCTTACGTTGCTCGGTCGGTCAACGCCGCCGACAACCGCATGATCAACTTGTTCCCTGAAATCATTCCCGAGGGTGGCAAGGAGCCTGCGTTTCTGAACCGCGCCCCCGGCCTCAATTTGAAGGTGTCGGTGGGCCTCGGGCCGATTCGTGGCATGTGGGAATACGGTGACAACTTGTACGTTGTCAGCCGTGACAAATTGTACAAGGTGGACTCCAGCTACGCCGTGACACTCCTCGGCACTGTGGCTGGTACCAGCGGACCAGTCAGCATGGCCGACAACGGCAACCAGTTGTTCGTGGCCTGTAACGGTCCCAGCTACATTTACAACGCTCAGACCGGCGTGTTCGCACAGATTATTGACAGCGATTTTCCCGGCGCTGTCACTGTGTCCTACCTCGATGGATACTTTGTCTTCAATGAGCCGAATAGTCAGAAAATCTGGGTGACTGCACTGTTGGACGGCACGAGTGTCGATCCTCTGGATTTCGCCAGCGCCGAAGGCTCACCCGATGGTGTAGTGGGGATCATTGCGGACCACCGCGAGGTCTGGGTGTTTGGTACCAACTCGGTCGAGGTTTGGTACAACAGCGGCAACGCTGACTTTCCACTTTCTCGTATCCAAGGCGCGTTCAACGAACTGGGCTGCGCCGCCCCGTACTCGATTGCCAAGATGGACAACGGTCTGTTCTGGCTGGGTAAAGACGCCCGGGGTCAGGGTATCGTCTATCGGGCCAACGGCTACACCGGTCAGCGCATCTCAACCCATGCTGTCGAGTGGCAAATCCAACAGTACGCCAACATGTCGGACGCCATCGGGTATACCTACCAGCAGGACGGTCACAGCTTCTACGTGCTGATTTTTCCGCAGGCCGACCGCACATGGGTCTACGATGTGGCAACACAGGCGTGGCATGAGCGGGCCGGGTTTGTCAACGGCGAGTTCACCCGTCATCGCAGCAACTGTCAGGCGTTTTTCCAAGGTGATGTGCTGGTAGGTGACTACCAGAACGCCAACATTTATTCGTTTGACTTGAACGATTTCTCGGACAACGGCAACATCCAAAAGTGGTTGCGGTCGTGGAGGGCGCTGCCCACCGGCCAGAACAATCTCAAGCGCACCGCGCAGCACAGCCTCCAACTCGATTGTGAGACTGGTGTGGGTCTGAACCTTGGTCAAGGCAGCGACCCGCAGGTCATGTTGCGCTGGAGCGATGACGGCGGTCACACATGGTCCAGCGAACACTGGGTCAGCATTGGTAAGATCGGTGAGTTCTACCGCCGCGCCATTTGGCGGCGTCTGGGCATGACCATGAAGCTGCGCGACCGAGTGTATGAACTGAGCGGCACCGACCCGGTGAAGATCGCCATCGTGGGCGCGGAACTGATCGTGAGTCCGACGAATGCCTAATCCGTTGAACGTACCAATCACGCCACCCCGGGTCAACTTTATCGACCCGAGGACGGGTAACGTCTCGCGTGAGTGGTACATGTTCTTTCTGTCGCTGTTCAGCCTGTCGGGTGGCAGCAGCGTGTCGCTGGACGATGTGCAAAAAGGCCCACCGATGCTCACGGTTGACGAGATCAACGTCATCGTGGACAAGGCCAGCGAGAATCTGCGCCCATCGACCGAGAGCACCATCGAACAGATCGCGGAACTGCGCAAGCAGATCGAGGCGCTGGCGGTTCAGGTTCGCCCCGAGTTGGGTACCTTGAGTCAGCTTCAGCAGGACAACGTGCCGTGGTTGCAGTTTGATACGACACCATCAGGAATGCCTACGGGGGCAAACGCTCACGGCACTCTGTACTGGGACGATGCAGACGGCATTAAGACGCTTAACCTCGTCATGGAAGACAGCGGTGGCGTTGTCCAGCAAATCGGTGAGGAAACCTACTACCGCATCAAAGCTGACGCAGCCATCACCAACGGTCAAGTTGTCATGTTCACGGGCACCGTGGGTGCGTCTGGTGCGCTCAAAGGTGCACCAGCCACCGGGCTGACGGCCACCCAGAACGAGTACATCATGGGTGTCGCCACCCAAGACATCGCCAACAATGGTTGGGGGTACGTGACGTGGTTTGGTTTGGTGCGCGGTATCAACACTACCGGTGGCGCAGAGGCTTGGGTTGATGGGCAGATTCTGTATTACAACCCGGCTGTGCCCGGGGGTCTGACCAAAAATGTACCCACGGCACCCAACCCCAAGGTCATCGTGGCCTCGGTGGTCAATGCTGCGTCCAATGGGTCGTTGTTCGTGCGTCCAACGTTTGGATCAGCCTTGGGTTCCACAGACAGCAACGTCGAGATCAGCGGGCTTGCCAACGGCGACCTGCTTCAGTACGACTCGGTGCAGCAGCGGTGGGAGAACGTGCCCGCATCGTCCGTGGTTGCAGGGACTGCGACTGCCCCGGTCACCAAGACCGCCGACTTCACGGTAGCCGCTGGCGAGAAGTGGCTGATCAACAACAAGTCGGGGTCGTCCTGCACCGTGACGCTACCCAGCGCCAGCACCAACACTGGCCGTGAGTTGCACTTCCAGAATTACCAAGCCCAGACCCTCGTGTCAGCTTCGAGCAACGTGGTGCCGTTGGCTGGTGGGTCTGCGACTACTGCTATCTTGCAGGCTGTGGCGGGTGCCAATGCTACCCTTGTGTCCGATGGGACAAACTGGGTGATGACGCAATACGACTCCAACAACTCGTTGGAACTGGAATAAGGAGAAACCCTATGGCAGTCACTGTCAAAAACCTCGTCCCGGGCAAGACCGTCGAAAACGTGCAGACCACGCAGTACACGGCCACCAACGTGACGACCATCATCGACAAGTTCACCGCGACCAATTACAGCGGCACCGCTGCCACGATCTCGGTCAACCTCGTCACGACTGCCGGGTCCGCTGGCAACCAGAACTTGATCACCAAGACCAAAACGCTTCAGCCGTCCGAGGTCTACACGTTCCCTGAACTGGTGGGTCAGGTGCTCAACCCGGGCGACTTCATCTCGACATTGGCCGGAACCGCCAGCGCCATCAACATGCGCGTCAGTGGGCGTGAGGTGACCCAGTGAGAATAACCTACGGTAAGGGATTCGAGGTTGCGCCGCCGCAGATGATGCGGCAGAAGGTGGAAACCTTGCAGCAGGAATTGTCCAAGCTGCCGCAATATGAACCCCAGACCAAGCACTATTTCCACGGCGGGATGTACTGCCGGGAAGTGTTTCGTCATGCCGGGGTGTTGGTGGTTGGCGCAGTCCACAAAAAAGAACACTTCTACCTCATCGTGTCGGGAACCGTTGCGATCACGGACGGTGAGGGAAATGTGCAAGAGGTCACCGGGCCTCACTTGTTTCAAAGTAAACCCGGGACAAAGCGGGCAGTCTATGCAGTAACTGACGCGCTTTGCATGACATTTCACGCCATCGAGGCGACATCTGTCGAGGAAGCCGAGGCCGAATTGGTTGAGGTAGAACCCGATTCGATGTACAGTCTCGGTAATCAGGTCAAACACAAAGAAATCGAGGTGCAGCCATGACTTTCTGGGTTGCTGGTGCCGTTGTCGTCAGTTCGGCAATTGGCGCAAATGCTTCAAGTAAAGCCGCAAAAACACAGGCTGCTGCCGCTGATCGCGCTGCTGAAGGTCAGGAGCGCATGTTCGAGCGGCAGGTCGAACTGTCCGAACCGTGGCGCAAAGCTGGCGAACAGGCGCTCAACAAACTGATTCCGCTGACTGACTATACCCCGTTCAGCATGGCTCAGTTCCAAGCCGATCCCGGCTACGGTTTCCGCATGTCCGAGGGTATGAAGGCGCTGGAGCGGTCGGCTGCGGCCCGTGGTGGCTTGCTCTCGGGTGCCACGCTCAAGGGCATCCAGCGGTTCGGTCAAGACCTTGGTTCGCAGGAGTACCAGAATGCTTTCAATCGGTATCAAGCCGAGCGCCAGGCCCGCCTTGCACCCCTCCAATCACTCGCCGGTGTCGGCCAAACCACAGCCCAGCAGATTGGTGAAGCTGGTATGCGCACTGCTCAGAATGTGGGCGAAACCCTGACGAGTGGTGCTGCTGCCCGCGCCTCGGGTTATGTCGGCGGTGCCAACGCACTGACGCAGGGTTTGGGTACTTACCTGAACTACTCGCAGGGTCAGAACATGCTGAACGCGCTTCGCGCTCCCACGGCTGCTGTGCCCACTGGCTACACCCCGACCACGAATTATTCGTTCACCCCGGATTATTCGCTGGGTGGCGGTCGCCTGTAAGGAGTCAACATGGCTGTCAATCCCGCAATCGCAATGGGAGTTCGAGGGATCGAACTCGCAGACCCGCTGGCTCAATACGGCAAAGTTTCTGCGATCCAGAACGCCCAAAACCAAAATGCTCTGGCGCAGTACCAGCTCGGTGCAGCGCAACGTGCTGAAGCCAAAGACATCGCACGTACCAATGCTCTCGCACAAGCGGGAACAGATGACACCGCCATCGCCAACGCGCTGCTCCGCTCGGGTGATCTGAAAGGGTACTCAGAGTTTGTGAAGACGCGCCGTGAAACGATGAAGGCCGACACCGAACTGGTGGACGCCAAACTGAAGCAATCGCGCTCGTTCCTCGACACCATCGATCCCAACGACCCGAGCGCCCCGCAGCAATATCTGGCATGGCATCAGGCTAACCACGCTGATCCGGTTCTCGGTCCCGTGCTGAAGGCCCGGGGCATCACTGCCGAACAGTCTCTGGGTCGCATCAACGATGCCATCGCCAAGGGACCGCAAGCATTCGCGCAACTGATCGCACAATCGAAGCTGGGCACTGAAAAGTTCATGGAACTGAACAAGCCCACGACTCAGGTTATTGATCAGAGCGGCCAGCGTCAGGTCATCCAGCTTCCCGGCCTCGGTGGCGCACCGACCACGGTGGGCACCTACGCCGATGTGCCGCTGCCCGCTGCGGTCGAGGCTCAGAAGTCGCGCATTGCCAAGGCTGGTGCAACCAACGTCAACGTCAGCACCGAGAAGAAATACGGTGAGCGATTCGGCGGCCTGATTGCCGAGTCCGATGCCGCCAAGCTGGCTGCGGCCGAGAAGGCTCCCGAAGCTGCGGCCACGGCCGACCGGGTGATGGACCTGATCGGAACCGGCAAGGTCATCACCGGTACAGGCGCAAATGCCCGCTTGCAGATCGCCAAGGCACTGAACTTGGCCGGTGGTACCGACTCCGAGAAGATTCGCAACACCGAGGTGCTGATCTCCTCGCTGGCCGAAACAACGCTGGGTGCGATCAAATCGTCGAACCTTGGCGCAGGTCAGGGCTTCACCAACGCCGACCGGGACTTCTTGGAAAAGGCCAAGGCTGGTCAACTCAGCTACGACTCGAAGTCGCTGGCTGAACTGGCCCGTTTGTCGCGCCTCGCGGCTGAAAAGAGCGCCGAGTCGTGGAACAAGCGTGTCCAGCAGATTCCCGCCGCCGCACTCGAAGGTACTGGTATTTCCACCGAACCGGTGATTGTGCCGTCACGCAAAACATCGTCGGTCATGAACATCCCGGCCGGTGCGATCAACGCGCTCAAAGCTGGTCAAGGCACCCCCGAGCAGTTTGATGCTGTGTTCGGTGCTGGGTCGGCAGCACGGGTTTTGGGCAAGGGGAAATAAATGGCAGAGAACCCGTTTGCACAGTTTGCCGCGAAGCCTTCTGCGCCTGCGGTCAACCCCTTCGAGCAGTTTGCTCCCGCAGCCCCTGCTGGTGGTATCCCCGGCCCGCGCCGTGGGTACTCGCTTACCGAGGTGCCCGTGGAGGCAGTCAAGAACCTGCCCGAGAGTGCTGGCAAGTTCGTCGGCGGGGTCGTGCAGGCCGTGACCAGCCCGGTTCAAACCCTCACCGGCATCCTCGATGCTGGTGCCGGGGCGCTGCGCAACGCGCTGCCACAGGGCGTGGTCAACTTCATCGACCAGTTCGACAACAACCCCGAAGCCACGCAGCGGGCGGTCCAGACGGCCAACGCCATCGGTGGCATGTACAAGGACCGCTACGGCAGCTACGAGGGTATCAAGCGCACATTTGCCGAAGACCCCGTGGGTGCTGCGGCTGATCTGTCCACCCTGCTGACCGGTGGCGGTGCTGCCGCGACCAAGCTGGGTGCCACGCAGACCGGTGCTGCGCTGACCAAAGCCGGTGCCGCCATCAATCCGATGCGCCCGATTGCGCCGATCATCGAGGCTCCGTTCAAGCTGGCCGCGAAAGGCGCGGGTGCGGTCTACAACGCTCTCGATCCGAAGTCGGCAGCGTACCTGACGGCCGTGGAAGGACGTGGCCCCGAGGTACTCAACGCCCTGCGCCAGCCGTCCGAGATTGTCCCGGGCAGCTTGCCCACGGCCGCTGAAGCTGCTGCACCTGTGGGGGCCACCCGGTTCTCGGCAATGGGTGCATCTGCCGCCAAGACGGCCCCGACCCCGTTCTATGAGCGGGCCGAGGCTCAAAAGGCCGCGCAGCTTGCTGCGGTGCAGCAGGTCGGTAAAACCCCTGCTGAACTCAAAGCCGCCGAGGCAACACGCAAGGCCACGGCCAAGCAGTTGTATGGCATCTCCGACAATGCGATGGTGGCAGCGGATGACACGTTCGCCTCGCTGCTGAACCGCCCCTCGATGGACAAGGTGCTGGCCCGCGCCAGCGATTTGGCTGCGGAAAAGGGTCAGCCTTTCCAAATCGGTCAGAACCGCCCTGCGCAAGTGGTGCCATCCAGCATTGTCGATGAGGCAGGTCGCCCAATAGGTCAGACCGTGATCCCGGGCGAAGTGGCCCAGTACCCGGGCAGCAGTCTTCACGCTATGAAGATGGCCTTCGATGATCTGATCAAAGACCCGGCTACGTTCGGCATCGGCTCGGCCGAAGCCAAAGCCATCGGTCGTACCCGCGCCCAGTTCCTTGAGTGGGCCGAGAGCAAAGCCCCGTCATACAAGACGGCCCGGGAAACATTCGCCGCGCAGAGCAAACCGATCAACCAGATGGAAGTCGGCCAGTTCCTTGAGGGCAAACTCAAGCCTGCGCTGGGTGAAGAAACCGCCCGCCTGCGGGCCGCAGGGTTCGCTGGAGCACTGGAGAACGCTCCGGGCACCATCAAGCGGGCCACTGGTGAATCGCGGTTCCAGAGCCTGTCTGAAGTGCTTACACCCGAGCAGGTCAAGATTGTCGAGGATGTCCGCGCCGATCTGGCCCGCGCCCGTCAAGCAGAGGCGCAGGCTGCTGCCGCCCGGGGTGCTGGTCCTGACGTGAACCTGATGGGTACCGAGGTCATGGGCAGCGTCCGCGCTCCCAACTTCATCAACAACGTGACCACGGTCGCCAACGATCTGCTGCGCCGGATGCAGGGCAAGCTGGATCAGAAGCTAGCAATCGAGTTGGCTGCTGAGATGCTGGACCCGGCCGCAGCAGCCAAGGCGTTGGAAAAGGCGATGGTCCGCCAAGCCAAAGGCGAGAAGCTGGCCGACCCCTTCAAGAAAACCGGCAAAGCTGCATCCAAGGTCTTGCGCACCCCTGCCGCCGTGAACATGCTTGCTCCGGCCGCTGAAGTTCAAAACTCGCTTGTTACGGAGTAAGGAAAGATGGTGGAGTTCCAGAACGGTGAAATCGACCCCGTGAAATATGGCGTCCTGTGGCAAAAGGTGCAGGACATGGACAAGAAGGTGGACAAGATGGAACGCCAGCTTGAGCAGCTTCTGGAACTCGCCAACAAGGGCAAAGGTGGCTTGTGGTTCGGCATGACCGTGGCGTCAGCGGTTTCCGGCTTCATCGGATTCGTCATCAGCCACTGGAAAGGCAACTGACATGTACACCCTTGGCGTTCGATCCAAAGCACGACTCAAGGGCGTTCACCCCGATCTGGTCAAAGTCGTCGAGCGGGCCATCAACATCACCACGGTAGACTTCACCGTACTCGAAGGCGTCCGCGATCCGCTGCGCCAAAAGAAGCTGGTGGAGGCCGGGGCCAGTCAGACCATGAACTCGCGTCACATCCCCGGAGCCGATGGGTTCGCCAAAGCGGTGGACCTTGGGGCTTGGGTGGATGACGAGGTGCGCTGGGACTGGCCGCTGTACCACAAGATCGCCGCAGCCATGAAGGAAGCGGCCAAGCAAATCGGTGTGCCAATCGAGTGGGGCGGGGACTGGCGCACATTCAAGGACGGCCCGCACTTCCAACTGCCCAAGAAGGAATATCCATGATGGACCCGTTGACCATACTCGCCGCCCTCGGCCCGCTGGCTGTCGATCTGGGCAAATCCCTGATCGGCCGATTCATCCAGACCGACACCTACAAGCCGGTGAACGTGGACGAGTACGTCAAGATGCGTCAGCTTGATCTGGACATGTTCAAGGCGATGAATGACGCAGGGGGCACCAATCCCTCATACCCGTGGGTCGAGGCTGCTGTGCGCCTGATGCGACCCGCTGTCGCCATGATTGTGCTGGGCACATGGGCGTACCTGAAGCTGAACAACTTGGACAGCGACTCGGTGGACAACTTCGCCGCTGCCGTGGGGTTTTACCTGTTCGGTGACCGCACCCTGTTTTACGCCCGCAAGGCCAAGTAAAGCAACGGCACCCAGACCAGCCAGCCAAGGATTGCCAGCAACATCCATTTCGCCAGCGCCTTGAGTTGCCGATTGATGTACGGCACAAACACAGGCTCTGGGTACTTGGGATACCGTTGACCCACTTTGGCAACGCGCACTGGGCAATCACGCCCTTGGCGGCAGTCTCCATACTCGTCGCAACAGTTCATAGCGGCACTCCTTCGAGTTTGGGCAGCACGGTCATTTTCTTGTTGGCAAACTGGATGCGGGCAAACTCCAGCGCCCGCTCCATGTCCTTGATCGTGATCACGTCCATCTGGGCGTCATGCAGTTCCATCAGGTCTTGCAGTGCCTTGATCTGCTCGGCCGTGGGCACGAATCGCTTGGTGGTCACTGCACGATGGATGATGTTAAGGATCGCCTCGCGCCCGTCAACCGCCACGTCCTTGTACTCGGCACCGAATCCAAGCTGATACAGCGCCTCCACGATGTTGGACATGGCGATCAGGGTGTCCATGTCACCCTTGACTGCTGACCCGCGCATCAGCGCCACCATCGCCTCGCTGTTCTTGATCTTGAGGTCCAGCAGGTAGCTTTCATGCTTGGCAACAGGCTTGAGGCTTTCCATGACGTAGCCAATCGTGTCGAGTCGGACACCTTTGGGTCGGTACTTGCTGCGTTTCCTCACGACAACGACCTCCACTTGCTCTTGGGTTCATTGGCCCGTTCCACGTAGAAGTGGATCAGGAAGTTGAAAATCTGGACGTAGGTCATGTCGATGCCTGTGTCGCGTTTGATACGCTCACGGATCAGGTCGATGTCCTTGGTCACAGGTACCGTGATGCGCTTGGTCTTGGGGTCAATCAAAACGGTGCCTCCGGTATCTGTTGACGCTGCTGGCGCTGGTACTCGCGCTCCTGCTGTGGGGTCCAAGGCGTAGGGCCACCGGGCGGGGGAAACGGCCATGTCACGATTGCTCCTCGGTGGCTTTGTGCAAATAAACCGTCAGACGCTTGATCTTGGCCTCGTGGAACTTGCACATTGAGTCGGCGTACTCACGGGCTGTCTGGGCCTCCAGCAGCCTGCGCTTGGACTCCTCCAGTTCGCGCAGCGCGATGACCTCGGCGCTCGGCGTCACGTAGATGTTCTTCACCCATTCGTACAGTTCACGGATCACGATTACTCCTTTGGTGGTTGGTGTGACACAAGTGTATCACACTTCTTTGACGAACACGCCTTCTTTTGTGAGGTAGCCTTTGCGGTCCTTGATCTCGTTGTAGGCACCCTTGAGGCAGTCCACCAGATTGATGTCCAGCACTGCGCACACCATGATCAGCGTGACTACGATGTCACCCACGGCGTCTTTGGTTTCCTCGATGTTCTTTTTGTTGATGGCGGCAAGCAACTCGGTAGTTTCTTCGAGGGTCTTGATGGCCTGCGACATCGCGGTGGCGTTTTGCACGATGCCACGGGCCTCGCCCCACTGCACCACCTTCATCTCGACTTCTGCGTAACTCATGCTCATATTCCTTTGGATTGACGATATTGTTTGACTGCGTTGCGCAGTCCTGCTTGTGTTGTGGCCTTCTCGTCGAGGGCCAGTGCTTGCGCTTGGTCCAGCGTGTTCTGCATCAAGATGCGGTGGCACATGACCGGGGCACCCTGACCCTGACGGCGCACCCGGGCGTTGAACTGCTCGTACAGGTCCAGCGACCAGTTGAGGCCATACCACACGAGGATGTGGCCGTTCTTCTGGAGGCCGTCGATGCCGTGGCCCATGCTGGCAGGGTGGCCGATCATCAGTTGACAGTCGCCAGTCTTCCATCGGTGCATCGCGTTGGTCAAGGATGCCTCGCTCTTGCACTCGGTCAGGTTGATCGGCCGCAACGCTTTGAACCGCTCCATGATCCGCTCGGCGTCAGACCGGTAGGCGTAGGCGCACAGGATCGGTGAGCCTTGGGCCTCGTCGATGATGTCCTCCAGCGCGTCCAGCTTCATGTCATGCACCGGCTCCCACAGCGGCATCCCGGCAATCGGGTACATGGCACCGTTGGAGAACTGGAGGCACTTGTTGGTCAGCGCCGCTTGGTTAAACGCCTCGACTTCCTTGCCGCTGTCCAGCACGACGAAGAACTCCTTCTCCAGCTTGTCGTACTTGGCCCGTAAATCGTCGGGCATCTCGATCTCCACGTTGTTCACGATCAGATCGGGTAGCGGGTTGTAGTCCTCGGCTGACATCTCCAGCGTAATGTCACCGATCAGCTTCTTGATGGTGTCCTCGGTGTCCTCATACGGCACCTCTTTGTACGGCCCCACCTTGCGGTAAAACCGGGTGCGGAAAGCCGTCTTGCTGGTGCCCAGACGCTCACCCTTGTCTACCACGAGGAACTGACCGTGCAGGTCTTTGTAGCCGTTGCTGGCCGGGGTGCCGGTCAGGCCCGTGGTCCAGTCGAACTTGTCCGCGATCTTGCGAAACGCCTTGACCCGGTTCGTGCTGGAGTTCTTCATCTTGCTGATCTCGTCCCAGATGATCCCGTTGAACGGCATCGGACGATCCTTCTTGACGAAGTAGGTCTGGAGAGTCTCGGCCAGCCAGCCGAGGTTCTCGTAGTTGATCATGTACACGTCAGCAGGGCGCAGGAGAGCGCGGGTGCGCTGGTCCTTGGTGCCCGCAACCATGCTGAACTTGAGGTGCTTGGTGTGTTCCCACTTCGCAGCCTCCTGTCGCCACACCAACCGGATAACGCGGATCGGGGCCACGATGATCACGCCACGCAGGAAGCCGGTGTTGATCAGGTGCGCGAGGCTGGTCAGCGTGATGACGGTCTTTCCTAGACCCATGTCCAACCACAACATCGAGTTGGCGTGGGTGCATTGGAAGTTGACCGCCTTTTTCTGGTAGTCATGAAGCAGGTCAGGTGTCAGCATAGCCCATGCTCAATCAGCCCGTACATCAGATCAATGCACTCTTTGCCTGCGTCTACGCTGTCCACCACGAACACATTGATCGCCTGCTGGCGCAGCCTGTGGTGCTCACGCTCCTGCGCTGGCGTGGGCTTTTGCCCCTCGCGCTTGAACTCGATGAAGAACACGCTTCCGTTGTAGATGAACAGACGGTCAGGTACAGCAGCCCGGGCGGGGCTGGTGAACTTGTAAACCATCATGCCCTTGGTCTTGGCGTAGTCGCAGACCTTGGCTTCAATCTGTTTTTCCAGCATTGCACTCTCCGTCCAGTTTGCGGTTCTCCAACTCGATCAGCAACTCGATGTAGTGCTTTGCCTTTTCCAAATCAGCGATGCCATTCTTTTTGCGCCAGCGGCTGATGTACTTGATCACGTTGCCCTCAAAGTACCCCAGCGCGTTGGCATGGATGTACTCGACGGGTTGAATCGGCAGGTCTTTGTAATGGTTACCGGCCACTTGTTTGCTCAGTGCTGTCATTCTGTTCCACTCCTCAAGTTCTTCAGGGGTTACTTCTGTGATGCTGGTCATGGTCGTTCTCCTGTGTGATGATCTCGACAAACTTCTCCAGTGATTCCTTGGTGAAAACGTACTGCTCGGTGAAGTTGGGTAGGTTCTGCACAAGGCAGCGCGACTCAATGTGCCCACCGGCTTCCAGCACCTTGGTGCTTAGGCTAGACCCAGACATAGCTTCTCCACTTCTCTGACGTAGTAATCAAAATCCACCGGCAGCTTCCCGGCCTCCTTGATGTCGTTGCAAGGCTGGACACCCCAACCCGACTCGACACCGATCTTGCGCCACTCGGTTTTACCCTTGAGCGGCGGCATCCACTTGAACAGACGGCCACCGCCTTCAGCGATGTAGTAGCGCGTGATGTTCTGCAACTGCTGGGGCTGCTGACCATCCCATTCGATTGCCAGATAACTGGAGCGCGGCACTTTGGTGCGCAGCATGAAGTCCATGATGTCGGGCCACTGCTGCACGGTCTGCCGAATCGGCGCACCCTCGACCAGCACCTTCTCGGCCACCTTGGGGATCACGAGGCCACCGGCGTTCTGGTGCCAGCCAGCCTTCCACTCGTAGGCACCCTTGCGCTTTGTGCTGCCATCCTCGAACACGCCGATGTAGTTGTTGACATCGCGGATCATCATGGCCTTGTAAATGGCTTCCTCAAGGTTCAGACCAGTGCGGTCCTGCCACGCCATGCGGGCCAGATCGACCAGCACCTTCATGTTGCGCGGCACCCGCACGGTCAGGCCGTCCGTGTTCACTTGGATCAGGCGCAGCCCGGGGATCGTCATCAGCCCTTCGGCCAACAGGCACAGCAGCAGTTGCCCGTTGAGCGTAATGCTCATGGTGAACAGCGGGTCGTAGAAGACAGAGAACTGGTTGTTGCTGTCACCGTAGACGCCGTTGAGCGCCAGCTTCAGCATGGCCGATTCTGCGGACTTCTTGGGATACTGCTTGCGCTGCTCGAACAGGTACTTGTAGATGGCGACAAACTCTTTGCCGAGGTGGGCCGGGTGGAACCCATTCGTGATCGCCAAGTTCGGATAGTACGAGGTGACATCGAGGTCCACGATGACGTACTCAGAATCCGACTCGATGATCTCCGACTCGACAGAGCCGTGGATGCCGCCAAGGCCGAAGACAAAAGTAAATCCATTGATAGTTGCGGTGAGGTCCGTGAAGACCCCTTTGGTTTCAGTGATCGACTGCTGCTTGAGCCAGCCCAGCACACGGTTGAACTCGGGCTGCTCGAAGTTGATCCACGGCAGAATGGCATCCTTGAGGTGGATCACTGGGCGCTTGGTTTGCCGGGGTGTGCGACCCTTGTCGCCGTAGTCATAGCAGGCAACACCGGCCTCCTCCAGCTTCATGACGAAGTAGTCCTTGCCGATCTTGGTGTCATTGTGGTTCATGAAGTCCCGGGCGTACTTGCGCGTCAGTTCTTCACGGAAGTGCAGCATGTCGAGGCTCTTGTGATAGAACGCCTTGGTCTGCGCCACATCGTGCTGGTTGTACTTTTTGAGCACTTCGATCTGCTCACGGGTCAGCGTGGTACCTACCTTGAACGGCAAGTCCTCGATGCTGTCGGAGCGCATGTTGAACTCCAGCACCTTGAGGCTGGTGGCGCGGGCCTTGTTGTCGAAGTGGTGAATCTTGAACAGGTCGATCTGGGTGACGAACTGGTCGGACGGCTTGACGATGTGCATCCACTTGCCACCGTCTTCATCCTGCGATCCGATGATTGACATTGCCTTCTGGTACAGCGTGGCAGCATCAGCCTTACCCATGCGGATCAAGGTGTGCAGGACCGGATAGTCGAACCCAAGGTTGTTGAAGCCCACCATGCGGGCGTTGGTTTCCTTCAGGAACTGGAGGAACGCGATGATCTCGCGGGAGTCGTTGCGCCAGTCGCTAATCTCAAACATCCAGCGCAGCGGGGCGTCCGCATGTTCCACAGCCAACGTGAAGACGTTGGGGTAGGTTTCAATGTCGAACACATAGTCGTTACTCATTACGGTTACTCGATTAGTTGCACCCGGTGAGATTCGAACTCACGGAGTTCCAAGCATTGCCCACAGCGGCCCTTGAAACTCTCTAGCTGCGTCACCGATAGACCAGACTCCGGCACAGGTGCAAATAAATTACTGCTGACCCATCATGAAGGGCGGCAGGCCAGCGGGAGCACCGGGGAACGGCGCAGCAGGCATCGGCGCAGCAGGTATCGGCACGGCAGGAGCAGCGGGAGCAGCGGCCGGGGCAAACATGCCAGCGGAAGCACCAGCCACAGCGCCGAACAGGTTCGATGCGTCCACAGCACCTTCACCAAACGGGGTGTCATCGCCAGCAAACTGCACGGCAATCAAGTCGCAACGAATGCCACGGCCGTGCTTGTTCTCTTGCAGCCACGGCTTGACGGCAGCGTTGACACGGCAACCACCGTACATCTTGCGGGCAAGCTGCTGGTAAGCCATCGTGTTGGCCGGGTCGATGGGTGAACCATCGCCTTGGATCATCTGCGGCTGGCTGTCGCGGCCAGCGGTGATGAACACATGACCGGCATAGCCATCGTAGGGCTGGAAGGTCTTCTTGTTGACCTTCTCCTCGCCACGGCCAAAGCAGCGCAGCTTGCGGTCGGCTTGGATCATGCCCATGACGGTCTGGGCGTGTTCCTTCCACTTCTCCAGTGCCATCGCACCGTACTTCTGCATGAACTGCTGGAACCCAGCGTGATCGAGCGGCATGATGAACTCGCAGTTGTACGAGATGCGCTCCTTGCCGGTCTGCTCGTTGACCTGACGCTGGGGTTCAGCGAGGTGGGGAAAGGACAGACGGACGTTCGAGAGGAAAATGATTTCAGACAT